GACCGCGGGCTACGACAAGCACTCGATCCTCTATGAGCTCTACAGCCACGCCAAGCGGGTGGAGGAGGACCCGTCCCTCGATCCGACGTTCCTCCCGATCCTGTTCGAAGCGCCGATCGACGCCGACTGGACCGACGAGCGCGTCTGGAAGGAGGCGAACCCCGCGCTGGGAGATTTCCGCAGCCTCGAGGAGATGCGCGTGCTCGCCGCCCGGGCCCAACAGATCCCGGCGCAAGAGATGACGTTCCGCCGGCTGTACCTGAATCAGTGGACCGAAAGCGCCGAACGCTGGGTCGCGCTGGCTGACTGGGATGCCTGTGCCGTGGTGGCCGCATGACACGCACCGACTTCCGCGCGAGGCTGAAGAGTCGACGCTGTTACGTCGGGATGGACCTCTCGTCGACGAAGGACTTGACCGCGCTTGTCGCGGTGTTTCCCGACGACGACGCCGGCGGCGGCTTCGACGTGCTCCCGGCGTTCTTCATGCCGAAGGACAATATTCCCGACCGCGTGACCCGCGACCGCGTGCCCTACGACCAGTGGGAGCGAGAGGGGTTCCTGATCGCGACGCCAGGCAACCGCGTCGACTATGAATATCCACGCCGCACGCTCAACGCCTGGGCGCTCGAGTTCGACCTCCGTGAGATCGCGTTCGATCCGTGGAATGCGACCGACCTGGTGATCCGTCTCCAGGAGCAGGACGGATTCCTCTGCGTCCCGATTCGGCAGGGCTTCCGGTCACTCTCGGCCCCGACGAAATCCCTCGAGACGGCGATTCTCACGCGGCGGCTCCGCCATGACGGGCATCCGGTGCTGCGCTGGTGCATCGGGAACGCCGTGGCGGAGATGGACGCCATGGGCAATATCAAGCTCTCGAAGCGGGTCTCGACCGAACGCATCGACGGCGCTTCCGCCCTCGTCAATGCCGTCGATCGGATGGATCGCCACAGCGCGGACGGGCCCGTGGGCGACGGCCCGCTCGTGGTGGCCGCATGACAGCCGGTCGGATGAAGGTCCGCGTGATTAACGACGAGACCGGCTGGACCAAGGTTATTGACGTTCCCAGCGACCGGACGTCGATCCGAATGCCGTTCATCGACGAGGTGCACGGCGGATTCGGTATGGCCGTATACCAGTTCGCCGGCGAACAAGACGCCCACGGGTTGCCGATCTTCAGGAGGAGGACGCGCGAGCCATGAAGCGCACGCACGCAGGCCGGCCGCGCGTCGACGACGACGATGAGACCGTCGAAGTCGGCGTCTCCTTACCGTTGAAACAATTCGACGAGTACGCCCGACGCGCCATCCGCGAAGACGTCAGCGTGCCGGAGATCATCCGCCGCGAGCTCGGGCAGCCGCGCGACGGCCGACGACGAATAAACATCGACAAATAAGGCCCCGCGACCCCCGGCGCTTCACACTCGAGCTGGATTGTGGGCTGCCGCTGTTCTGCACTGGCTCTTCTGGTGGCGACCGCCTGCGCTGCTGCGCCGGGTGATCGTCAATTTCACGTCCGACCCGACCGAAGCGATCGAGGGCGTGCTCTGGTCGTATCGGGGCGGCTGGCTGACGTTGAAGGAGTGCGCAGCACTCAAAGCCGGGCAGCCGCCGGCGAAGATGATGCCGAGCGATGCGGTCGTGCATCGCGATCAGATCAAGTTCCTGCAGGTGGCGCCGTGATTGTCCGGACGTTCGAGGGGCTGCAGGCGCTCACGACGCCGACGCCGACCTGGTCGAATTCCTCCTCCTCCAGCCTCAACCTCTATGGGCTCAACCAGGCGTACGCCGAGATTTACCGGACGCAGCCGAATGTCCGGATCTGCGTCGACTTCCTCGCGCGGAACATCGCGCAGCTGACGCCCAATGTCTATCGCCGCGTATCGGACACGGACCGCGTCCGCCTGGTCGATCACGAGCTGGCGCGCTGGCTGGGCGGCCCGAGCCCAGGGAAGCGCCGGTACCGGCTGTTCGAGGACCTGCTGGGCGACATGGGCGTGTACTTCAACGGGTATTGGGCGAAGGTGCGCCACCTGGACGGCGACGGGCGGAACGCGATCGGCCTGGTCCGGATCCCGGCGGATCAAATCCACCCGGAAGGCGGACTGCTGGTCTCGGAGTTCGTCTGGACCGTCGACGGCCGGACGAAATCGTTCCCCGCCTCCGAAATCGTGTTCTTCAACGGCTACAACCCGCTCAACCCGTTGATGGGTCTCTCGCCCCTCGAGACATTGCGGCGGATCCTCGCGGAAGAAGAAGCCGCCGGCGTGTATCGCGAGCAGTTCTGGCGACGCGGCGCGCGTGTCCCCGGCGTCGTGACGCGACCCAAGGAGATGAAGCGGTACTCCAGGGACCAGGCACTCGAGTGGCGCGACGGGTGGCGGGCAGCCTACGGTGGTCCGCTCGGCGAGGATACCGTGCTGCTCCAGGAGGGCGAGACCTTTCAGCAGACGACGCAGAACGCGAAGGACAGCGAGTACACCGTCGGCGGGAAACTCCGGCGGGAAGTATGCGCCGCCGCGTATCACATTCCGCAGCCGATGGTCGGCATCCTCGACCACGCGACGTTCTCGAACATCCGCGAGCAGCACAAGCACCTGTACCAGGACACCCTGGGCCCATGGCTCGAGATGATCCAGCAGGAGATCGAAGGCCAGCTGCTCATCGAATGCGAGGACCAGGACGACGTGTACGTCGAGTTCAACATCGACGCGAAGCTCGCCGGCACGCCGGAGGAACGCGCGCAATCCCTCCACCTGTCGATCGGCCGACCGTGGCGCACGGTCAACGAGGGCCGCGCGATCGAGAATCTGCCGCGCATCGACGACGACACGCTCGACACCGTCGCCCCGCAACAGGGCGGGCCCTCCGATGCGACGGCGCATCCGACCCCGCCCCCGTCGCGGCCGCCGGCGGACGACGACGAGGATGAGGACGAGGACGACGACACCGACGCGCGTGCCATCGCGCCGGTCGTGGTCCATGCCGCCAGGCTGCGGCAGCAGGCCCAGCTCGGCAAGCTCCCCATCACCGAACGTGCCTCGGCGTTTTTCGCGGACCTCGAGCGCTGGAACCGGGAGCTTACAGCCGACCTGGCGCCGCTGCTCGGTGTCGAGCGCGCCGCGCGCCGGGCGCACCGGGCCAACGCCGCCACGCTCACCGCGCTCATCGCGATGGAGGCCGCATGAAGCCCGCACGCTACGCCCACGTCCTCAGCTTCGCGCTCTCCCATCCGTGGGAGGTCCTGCAGGAGATGATGCCGGTGCTCGCGGGGACGCTCGCGCGCCACATCGCCGGCGTCGACTCGAGCGAGGAGATCGCGGCCGCGCTGGTCAATCGCAAGAACCTCCCGCAGCCGCGCGCCGGCAGCGTGGCGATCATTCCGGTGTACGGCGTCATCGCGCCACGCATGAATCTGTTTTCGGAGTTCTCGGGCGGGACCACGTTTCAGAAGCTCTCGCAGCAGCTCCGGGCGGTGATGGCGACCGAGGACGTGAAGACGATCGTGCTCGATATCGATTCGCCGGGCGGCAGTGTCGCCGGCGCGCGTGAATTCGCCGCGGAGCTGATGAAGGCCCGCACCAAGAAACCGATCATCGCGGTCGGGCAGTACACGATGGCGTCGGCCGCCTATCACCTCGCGGCGGCCTGCACCGAGATCGTGGCCGCGCCATCGGCATCCACGGGATCGATCGGCGTGTACTGGATGCACGATGACCTCTCGGCCGCGCTCAAGGAGCTGGGCATCAATCGGACCTTCGTGTCCGCCGGCGAGGGGAAACTCGACGGCAATGAAACCGAGCCGTTGAATGAGGCGGCGAAAGCGCGCCGCCAGGCCACGGTCGACGAGCTGTACGGCGCCTTGGTGACCGACATCGTCAACGGCCGCGGCAAGGGCATGACGGATGCCCGCGTACGGACCGAGTGGAAGGCGCACGTCTACCTGTCGCCCGCTGCGTTACAGCTCGGGCTGATCGATTCGATCGCCACCCTCGACGAGACGATTACGCGCGTGCTGTCCGCGTCGACCGATCCCGCCGACCAGCGCGCCGCCCGCGATTTCACATCTTCGACCGCTGACACGACGCAGGAGCCGTCACTGGCCACCGTCCAGGATCGGCGATCGGAACTCGCCCTCGAACAGCAGTTGTTCGAGCTGCAACGCTGACGCTCATTGAGACACCGATCATGAACATCGACCAGTTGGAACGCGACCTCCTGAAGAAATCCGACGCCGCCGCCGCGCTCTTCGAGAAGACGGCCAAGGACTGCCAGGCCTACGAAGAGAAGAACGACAAAGGCGAGGTCACCGTCCGGGGCCGCCTGATGACCGCCGACGAAAAGAAAGCCATCCAGACGTTGATCGATGAGGGCACCGCCCTCAAGGTGCGCATCGCCAGCGCCAAGGGCGATGCGAACCTGAGCGCCGAGATCGAGCGGTTGACCGCCGGCATGACCGCGCGCACCGACCCGGCCAAGGCCACCACCCGCGTGGCGCAGTCACTCGGCCACCAGTGGACCGCGTCCGAGGCGGGGCAGTTCTTCCTGAAGGGCCTCCACAAGGGCCGTCGCAATTGGAACGCGCCGATTGCGGAGCTGGTCGACGTGCGCGCCGCCACGCTGACGACCGACGCCGCGTCCGGCGGCGATCTGATCGTCACCGACACGCGACCGGGGA